CAGGGTTGTCTTTCTCCATGAGAGTGTTGATTCCAGGCATGCTCTCTACACCTACCGGATTTGCTATTTGTGAATCAAACCTGTCAGCAGTAAGATCTTCTGAATTTTCGAGAGTGATGTAAAGGACTTTTTTTCCAATATTAACATTAGCAATAGCACCTCTCACAAGAGCTAAAGATTTCCCCGTCCCACTCAATCCCATCCAAGATGCTATCTCGCCTCGACTGAGACCGCCACCAATAATATGGTCATCAATTGCCTTAAATCCACTTGTGAAGATCTCTCCTTCTTCTGCCGCTTTCTTCTTTCTTTCGTATCTCTCTTCCGGCCCTTCGAAGTAGTTTTCGCCAATATCAACATCACGATCAACCAACAAGGCTTCACGTAACATTTCTTTAATTTTGTCCCAAGACCTCTTTCCTTTGAATTCTTGGATGCACCTGTGAAACGTTATCTTCAGTTCGGCTTCTTTAGCAAACTCAGTAATCTTATCGCTGTAATACGATCTTGATTCAATTCCAGGATTGTAGAACTTCAGGACAGTACTGAGTTCCTTCAGAAAATGAACACGAACTTCTGCATCTTTTCCCTCTGTTAAATCCCTTAGTTCCTGTGCTAATTGAATTCTAGTTGGTAGAGATGTGTATTCTTGAAAGTGTGAAAATAAAATTTTGCACAACTTTTGATGAACTTCATTGGCGAAGTAAGTGTGCTTAACTAGCTGAATATTTTGTCGGCAAAAGCTTTCATCTTGAAGAAGCAGAGAGACAATTTCCCGTTGAAAATCTTCGCTCCAATTGTACGCATCGCCAGACGCAGGGTCAGGATCATTGGCCATTAATTCAGCCAATGCTTCCTGCTCTTCATCTGACAAGTCGCCTTCGTCTAGGAAATCAATTCCTTCTGCCATTCTCACTCCGAATAAAGCAACACGTTTCTGCTTATCTGACTCTGTGTTGAGTTGTTAAAAATCAGAAGAAACCAAGTAGTCATATTCCGAAAGACTCACCTGCCCTGATCTGATTCCTTTTTCTCTAGTAATTCTTTTGCCCATAGATTTTTGAGCATTCCAGGTTATAGATTTACAATATGTTACAAATTTACTGTCTATTCGTAAAGGTGCTTTTCTAGAGAGTCTTTCTTTTTTTGGAACTATCTTCTTAACAAGTTTTTCTAGAATCTTTTCTTGATGAGGTCCAAACTTTTGCTTATTCGCTCCGTGTCGAGTTTTATTTCTCCAAAGCTCACACAACTCTTCAACCACACATTTTACAAATTTATCTTGTGCGTGTTTGGCACAAAGCTCCAAGCATCCAACAATGTAAACCTGCCTCTTGTAGTAAGAGCCTGCCCTAATTAAGGCTATTCTGAGTTCTTGTGAAATATCTGTTTGTTCATCCGTGTGATTATTTCTAGAATTTTTTTTAATCAACTGCCATGCGGCATATTCGCACAAATCGCCAAACTTTTCATCAAGCTTTTCATATTCCTCTGATGTTACAGGAAATTGAGTAAATATAGATTTCAAGGTATCTCCAATTAGTTTATAGGCTTCATGTCATTGAGATTTTTCCCAATCTCACATGAAATTTTTAATTTTAAATTTGGATACAGATTATCGTCATCTGACTCCAGAATATCTTTTGATAAGTTATAAACCTTACGACAGTCGCTCGGCCTAACATAAAAAATATAACCATCATGAACGTGCATCGCTATTCTTGCATCTTTAATTTCCCGGTGCAGCATGACAAGTTTATGCAAACAGACCGTAGATGCAGGAGATTGAATTACAAAATTTCTAATCCTATAATCTTGCTCTCCAAAAAATCGCTTTTTTCCGTAATGGTCTAAAGCATATCCGTCATCTTTAACAATTTGCTTGGCAACATATTCCAATGCGACCGAGTATTTATTTTGTATCTTTGTAATCAACTTATTGGCGACATCAAACGGTATCCCAAGCCGTTTCGAAAGGGACTTTGCGCCCTGTCCAAATATGACAGGTAAAAATATACCCTTACAAATCCTTCTCGAATCTGGTGTTGGCTCCAATGTCGTGATATCTCTCCAAATCGTATTATACAAATCTTGCCCTGTTGCAAGATTTTTCCCCAACTCAGGATCATCAGAAAGCCATTGCAGCATAGAAACTTCCTGATGATTGAAGTCTATGTACATGAAAATTTCATCAAATCCAGCAGGTCTGAACAATTCTCTATCGGACTCGTTAATTGAATGGGGATTAAAGCTTTTGTCTGAGAATTTTGAGCATTTGCTTCGACCGTTAACTTGTCCAAGAATCTCGTAATAGGAATTTAGCTTTAATCTGTTTTTGGTGTGTATGATGCCTGCGTTTTCTATATCAGGTATCACACTAGTTATAAGCGGGAGATAAATATTTTTGTAAATATATTTTAATTTATCCCAATTTGCGTCCTGCATGATGCTGACTAGTCTGGACTGGGCAGTTTTAAAACTCTCTGGGGCTTTCTCAAACACTCCAAAAAAACACTCTAAAACCTTTAAGTCCAACAAGTTAGAGTCCAAATCATATTTCAATCCAAGCACATTGCCAACATGGGAAAATAAGTTTTTCAAATCCCATCCAATCAACACTTTATTTGGATCATTTATATAAAAATCAATTTCGCCCAATTGTTCAGCAAGCTGACTTCTGTCGCTCGACAGATCTATTTGCACTCGTTTGTTTCCGCCAATAATAATCAATCTTTTAGAAACAGTGCCTTCTACAGCAATAAAAATATTGCTATCTACCAACTGCTCTAAGGCTTGTGCTAATTCGCTCATAGTAAGAGTGTAATGAAAAATCAAACAACTAACAAGATCGAAAAAACAACTAACGAGTTAAAACAAGTTTAAAAAACAAGTTTTGTATGCGCATAATCTCCTCCAAGTTTTATCTGGCCTTAATGCTTTCACCCTATTAATTAATTACTAATAATAACAAGGGGGATATAAGAGCACAGATAAACTGAGTTAATGTTCTTACTGACTTGTCTAATAAGAATCATTGTGTACAAGCAATAACAAAATCCAATTTGAAATTTACATAAAGCAATTGTCTTGAATTACTTTTTCTTTATAAATTTCTTGTAAACGTCCTAACCAAAGTAAAGGAGAAAGATCTTTTTCAACTTTCTCACCCCAAGAGTTGGGTACGAATGGTTACGTAACAATCCAACTGTTTTGCCGTTTTTAGGGGATGGTTTCAATACTCTGGCTCACCTAGTTTACTGCTCTCATGTAGATCTGGAGTTAGATCCGATTAGCAAGCAGGGCCACCTCGCAGAGTCAGGTTTTGTTTATCAGGCTGTAATTTGGGATTTTTTCAAATAATTCCTGATAAGGCAGGATGATGCCTAGCATGTTTTTAAAGTTGAAACTAAGTTAGTAACTCTAAATAATAAAGTCAACTTGACTTGAGAAAAAAAATTTTATATAAATCTCAATTCGAACAAAGGAAAATTTCTCAATGCCAGACCCTCTCGAAGCAATTTTGCATCATCAAATGAATAAACTTGAGGCGAAGGCTTATAAAATCTCCCTAATGTGGGTCGAGATGTCTAGAGAGCAATTTCCTAATTATCAACATGTTCGAATTCGAAAAACAGGTGATCCTCGAAAATCCCTTCTTTTTAAACACTGCTACAAATTAGCAAAAGAAACCAACGGCATATTGCCAGACAAAGAATATAAACTATACATTCTAGCTCAACTTCATATTTTAAAGTCAATTAACGATGGAAAAATACACGCCTTAATTGATCCTCAGTGCTTGCATGGAGAAAAAGCTTGGAGAAGATGGCAAGTTTGGAAAAGAAGATATGATGCTCACCGCATTAAAACTCAATCAATAGAAAACTTGAGTTCAGATAGCACCTCTAGAGTGCTGAGGGAATTAGAAAAAACAAAAATGTTTTTAGCTGATCGCAACTGCCTAATTTATAGGCAGTACGAAGAAAAAGTTTTAGATAGAACCATGATTAAATGGATAACATTTGGATGGGTGTCACCAATTTATTCGCTGTTAAGCCCTTGGATGGCTAAGGTTCTGAATGAACCAATTGAGAAAGCATTCTCTTTTGACTTTTCTATCTATAAATCTTCGATCAACGATGAAGTCGTAAATAGGTTTAAGGAAATTTTTGACTATGAACAATAGATTTTTTTTAGACGAAGAAAATAGTGTTTGGAAATACTACGACTTAAAAAACACCGAATCAAATATGAGATGTTGCCGATTTGAAGGCTATACAAATACCAAAGAACGACAAGAAATCTGGGTATGTAGAAGAAGCTGCCCTGAAGAAACTTGGATGGAAATTTTTGAACATCAAGCACAAATTATTATTGACTCGGAGAAACATAATGGAATTCCAAACAGACCATCTCAAGTCTGATGACTTAAGGCAAATATGTAGATTCGCATATGAAAATTGTAAAATTTGGTATGGCGAAATATTTATTGAAGATATAGATGATGAAAATTGTTCATTAGAAAATATAATGTCTTATATTGACGAAGACTTTAATTTTAGAATAAGCATAAATGATGATATAGAAATGGGCTTCTATGAAGATAGTTGTTATTGCTGGTTCGTGTTAGAAAAAGATCATATTAGCAATATTGCATCCTTAGTTTAATCAAACAGTCTTGCTTAACCACTCTTTAAAGCTAAAGTTTTTTATAAGCAAGGAATCTATTTGTCTATTTGGATTAACAATTATTTTGTTAATTTCTTTCTTTCCTTTTTCAGATGTTATTGCTTTCCATGCTTTTTTTCTTGTCGGATAGCTCATATCTTTAAAAGATGATCTTAAATTTTTTACAATATCTTCTATTGCATCTCTTTTATTTGATTTTTTACTCAACTTAGTACCATTTCAGAGTATTAGTGATTGTTTCTATTATTTCAGAATTTTCCTGTGTAGGAAAGAAATTCAAATCAGTATCAGAAGGACTCATGGCCCACTCATGTTGTCCCATTCCAGACTCTATGTTGTAGTTCAATATTCGAATCATCCCTTTTTCTTTTTCGAATATTATAGAAGTTTGATTTTCCTCGACTCTTTGATGATCTGGTGCTTGGTTGCCATGTCCTTTAACTCCCAGTCTGATGATATAATTAGAATTACTTATTTTCTTAATGCCCTCATAGATGAAGATATTCTTTGCGTTTCTTCTTATAGAATCAGCCATTTGTACAACTAGGCTTTCGAGTTTATTATATTCTCTCTTTGGAGAATCTATATCCTCTTTATTTATCACTTGCACTTCGTCTAAAACTTCATTGGCGACTATATCTTCATATCCCCCATATCCGCCTCTGTTTATTTGAAAAATTCTTTTTGTATACCAAGTTGGGTTCCCAGTTAAATCGCTTCCTAGTCTGTCGATCATGAGATTCAGACCAGTACCACACCAGCACTTTATAGAACCGGAATTATCTCCCCATTGTACCTCATTCATGAAATTGCTACGCCCTTCATTGGTTCCAATTTTTTTAGATGCGAGTATAGAAAACAGCTTTTCTAAATCAAAAGATTTTATAGGCATATCGTTTTGATGTGACTTCTCAGCATCTTTGTTGTTTTGATCAAATCCAAAAATATCTTTAAATTCTAACCATGTTTTAAAGCCTTTAACTGTCATTTTATTCCTTTGTAGGTTTCTCTATAGATTCTTCTGCGGTTTTTTCAGGCAACATATTTTTTAAGGTCTCTTCTATACTTTTCAGCATTTTAGTTTGTTCTTTTTCTTGTTTGAATATTCTCATATCCATAGCTTCCACCTTCTTCACCAGTTTTCCCAAATTCAACTTGTCTTCGCCATATTCTTTTTGCATTTCAGCCCAAACTTCTTTCAACGCTTTAAGAGAAGTCGTGAAATCATCTTCAGTTAAAGTTGAAAGATTTAACTTTGTCTCTTCTGTTTCAATTATATTACCTTCGTCGTCTACGACTTCGAAGGTAGTTGTTAAAGTTGTATTTCTATGTAAAACAGTTGTCATTTTATCTCCTTTGTACTATATTTATGAACTTTTAAACATTTTCTATTTCTACTAGAGTTGTTTTAGCACACCATCTAATTGTTTCACTTGCTACTCCTGTCACTTTGATTGCTAATGCATCATTTGTGTTGTCTGCTTCTGCGTCTGTATCCCAAGAAGCGGTATCTTCAGCTATTGTTGTTTTTGTTGGAGTTCCTACTAAAGCTGTTGTTCCACTGGTGTTTTCAATAACTCCTTCTATTCTATATCCTCCTCCATCACCAGATGTTACACTTCTTCCTACGATTAATATATCAAAAAGATAAGTTTGGCCGCTTGGTATTGATATTCTAGCATTTGTAACATCTCCTATAAACATTTCTGTTTGAGTAGCGTTAGTTGTCTCACATGCAGACACAACATAGCTTGTTTGTGCTTTTTTAATTGTTTCTGTGACTGTTATGTTTGACCAATAACTTAAATCAGATTGCAGTAACACTCCTGAAGTTGTAACTACAGCATCGTAATTCCCTGATTCTCCCGCAATGACTCCATCAAAAGATCCATTGTATTTCCCGTCTAGTGATGTTGACCATGTTTCGCTTCCTCCTAAAGGAGCATCATTATCTGTTTGATCTTCTCCATATAGAATATTATCCACCCATACTCGAACGCTTCCTATTGGCCCAACTTGAAATTCCCACATTAAATCAAAATCTACGTTTTGAGGCAGTGAAGCATTGGGTATTTCAACTCTAGCGAAGTCGTCAACATCAGGAGTTGCGCTGCCATCTCCCAATCTAACAACTAAGTCGTAAGATCCATTAAATCCGCAATATCCACCTCTGAATGAATTGCCCATTTCGAAAATACAACCTTCTGGATTTGTTCCTGTTGGTATGTTTACAGTTGTTTTAAATACAGCGTTTTGACTTCTTCCTATATTTTGAGGAGATCCTCCACCTGTATATGAAAAAGCTGAATTTACATTGCTTCCGCTTGTAATAACTTCATCAGCAGACGCAACAGGGGTAGCACCCTCTTCGAAAGCTCCAGAACTCCTAGCATGCTGACATCTTAATGTGGCTAAAGCATTTTTCCCTGTTGCCAGAGAATAATCGCCACTGGCAGTGCAATCTTCTCCTATTTCTACTCCATTTGTGCTTATAGGGTTTAATGCAATGTTTCCGCTTGTTGATGAAACTATGTTTCCGTCAAATTTTAAATTATCAACTGTTAAGGACCCGTTTATCCCAATTGTTGTAGACGATCCATCATTTGTTCTTACAAAGTCCGTGGTTCCTCCAAAACTTCCCGCATTATTATATTGCACATAAGTATCAGAGCCTCCTGGCGATCCTCCACCATTCGAATCAACATACGACTTAGTAGCTGCATCTTGGTTTGCAGTAGGATCGGTTATATTTACGATTTTGTTGGTTTGCATGTCAAGATTACCAGTAAATCTTAATTGGTTTGCTCCATCGATAGTGGTTAGGCCAAGAGCTTCAATAGATTCATCGTCAGATGTAATTTCGTTCTCTTGTATTTTTAAATATTTTCCACTTATGAATTTAACTACCATTTATCCTCCAAGTATTCCATTTCCTACGGTTGACCAAGTTTCATCTTTAATTCCTCCGTGGAAAGGAATTGGTGCTCCACTTGCCTCTCCTCTAACCTCGACTGCTGTCATCTTCGCACACCAGTGTGTAGTCGAATTTGACCCATGTATCCCTTTTAAAATTACACTTACATCTCCTGCGGATGGAGTGTTGCTTGCAAGACTTAAGGTCACATCTAGATCAGGACTTCCTGATGCTATTGCTGTTTTTGTTGGAGTTCCTACAAATGATCCGGTTCCATCGTTGTTTTTAATTAATCCGTTATATCTATATGCGTTTCTTTTTTGATTGGTCCCATCGTCTGTTGTTCCCACTATTAAATATTCAAAAAGCGAATTCCCGTCAGTTGGTAATTCAAATGAATTGTAATTTCCGCCTGGATATATTTCAGCCGTAGCATCGTCTGAACGTTGACGATTGTGATATGTTAGATAGAGAGTTTGGTAGACATTTACTGATTTCCCAAGATTCCCAGAGCTAGTTAAATGTTGTCCAACTCTACCTTCTCCTAAAGGTTCGGCATCGGTTCCATGAACAAGTAAGAAGTCTTCTGTAACTGTTGGGTTAAAATGCTCTGAACTGTTTATTACAAATCCATTGTTATTGATTGGGTCTACAACTAGATTTTGAAGAGATATGTTATTATTTGTTCTAATTTCATTTGGATTTTGGCCACTTATCCCAATTCTATCAATTTCAACATTATCCGTAGCCGTTACATTTCCCGATCCATCAAATATGAAACCTGCTCCTCCACCAAAGCTGCCTGCATTGTTGTATTGCACATGAGTATTTGACCCGCCTGGTGATCCTCCACCATTTGCATCAGCGTATGCCTTAGTAGCAGCTTCTTGGTTTGCCGTTGGGTCTGTAAGATTGACTACTTTATTTGTCTGAAGATCCATATCGCCAGAAAATTTTAGCTGCCTTGCTCCATCCATCTGAGTTCTTGCCAATGAAGATACCAGATCTCTCCCATCAGTAGAAATAACTATTATTCTTCCGCTTATTTGTTTAACAGACATGAACTTATATATTAAAAAAGGATGGCAAATTGCCATCCTTTAGAGTTTTAATAATTTAAATCAAATTTATTGGTTGTAATTAACTAGAATCACATCTCCAGACTCAGGGGCAGTATTAAATGTTATAATGGCTCCTGATAAAGTGTAATCATTTGCACCACCAGTATTCTGGANGATGCCATTTAGATAAATACAATCAGTATTTGACAAAGGTGTTGCCGCCATTGTGAAGTCTGTATTTGATCCATTAACTGTTCCTGTAGGAGTTTCTCTTGTTACCCAAGTATCTGTAACATATGAATCCGCAATGGTAAAGGCTGCACTTGAACTCATTGTCAGGTCGCCCCCAACTGCGTTGTAGGTAGTGTCAGATGCACCTTGTCCAACAAGCAATGCAGCAGAAGCTCCATCGGCAAGAGAAAGCCCACTAGAACCTAGAGCGAGAGTTGATCCATCAAGATTAACTTCAATATCATCAGCATTTACGGTAATTCCACCCGAAGTTGCAGCACCAATATTAACATCACCGCCAGATGCTGCTAGACCGCTTCCTGCACCGACTGAAATACCGCCAGCACCAAGGTTTAGTCCCGAATTAGTATCCAGATTTATTGTGATGTCGTTTGCATTTGCTGTTAATCCACCGCTTGTTGCGGCAACAACATCTACTGTTTCATCAGTCTTCGTAAGACCAGCACCAGCTACAAGATCGCCTAAAAGTTGTCCGGTTTGAGAGAATTTTTCAAAAGTCAGAGCGGTTGTATCTAGAGTGATAGATCCGGTTGTAGTTAGCAACCAGCCAGTGTCTGCGTTTGAAGTTCCTTCTTCAATGAATGCAAACATGCCAGTTGTAACTTCGGCACTTGTGTTTGCGTCTGAAGATCTGACAGGAGCACCAGATGCGGTTACATCATAAATACCGTTTTGGTTACCAGTTGATTGATTCTTAAGAAGAATTCTATCGTCTGCTACAAGAGTCACTCCGTCTACGGTTTGACCTGCTGTGAATGCTGAAGCAAAAGTTCCATTAGACGTAGTTGCTACCCTAATGCTTTCTTTAAAATCAATTACACCACCTGCAACTTGAGCATCAACATATGCTTTCGTTGCAGCTTCCTGATTTGCTGTCGGATCTGTAAGATTGACAATTTTATTGGTTTGCAAGTCAAGATTGCCAGTAAATCTTAACTGACGAGCACCATCTGTTTGTGTTACGGCCATTTTTTTCCTTCCTTGGATTTTAATTTTATGGTAATTTTATGGTAATTTTATTTTATTTGGCATAATTAACTAATAAAACATCTCCGGTTTCAGGAGCACTATTGAAAGTGATTGAGTTTGTTGAAATGGTGTAATCATTTGAACCGCCAACATTTTGAAGTATACCATTTAAATGGACACATTCTGTTCCACTTAAAGGCGTTGCTGCCAACGTGTAAGAAGCATTGCTTCCATTTACAAGTCCTGATGGAACTTCTCTGTAAACCCAAGTATCTGTAACATATGAATCCGCAATGGTAAAGGCTGCACTTGAACTCATTGTCAGGTCGCCCCCAACTGCGTTGTAAGTCGAATCAGATGCACCTTGTCCAACAAGCAATGCAGCAGAGGCTCCATCGGCAAGAGAAAGACCACTAGCACCTAGAGCGAGAGTTGATCCGTCAAGATTTACTTGGATATCATCAGCATTTACGGTAATTCCACCCGAAGTTGCAGCACCAACATTAACGTCACCGCCAGATGCTGCCAAACCACTTCCTGCACCGACTGAGATACCGTTAGCACCAAGGTTTAGTCCCGAATTAGTATCTAGATTTATTGTGATGTCGTTTGCATTTGCTGTTAATCCACCGCTTGTTGCGGCAACAACATCTACTGTTTCAGCAGTCTTCGTAAGACCAGCACCAGCTAC